ATGCGTGTAAATACCAGTCAACTGCTTTCGAAAGCGTTTTGATTGACATCGGCACTATCGCAACGTGCATCCAGTTACCGTTTTGCAGTTCGTATAGTGACCGGCCTTGTAATTTGAAGTTTTTCATCTTCTTATCTCCACTTATTCCAGCATTATCGCTGCGTTGAGATAATAATAGGCCAGCAAAGGCCGCTTTGCAATGATTATTTCACTGGTAAGAGGAGTTAAAAGAAACCCGCAGATGCTGGTTAGCCGATTGGTTTTAATTCGCAAGCATCACACCATCTAGCCCACCACTTGCGCTTGCATATCTTGAATTGGTTCGCATCTTTATGCTGGGCGCACCTGTAGCAATAAATACTCCTACCAGATTGAATAAACATAAAATTCACCGTAATCTTTGACGGATGTTTTCTTGCAGCCATGGATCCGGCTTTTGCGCAAATGCGACTTGGCATGATCAATTGCTTGCTTTCTGGTGAACTTTAGCACTTCGAATTCCCCACCGGTTACAAAACTGCCTGAAAATTTTAACGGTTTCATTTCCATAGTTTCAACCCAAATTTAATCCGCTGCCGATTCCACCTGGTGCACATCTTAACCGCATCGGCTAAGTCGCGCTCGTTTGGCTCGTCGCGGTTGCGCTCTAGGCATAGCTGCTGGGCGGTGGCTAGTTCGAGGTCGGTGTATAGGTTAAGAGTGTTCATTATAAATTTCTTCCCCCCACAATGCAGAATAGCTAACTAAGTCCAAAACACTATCATCATGCACACGCGCCGGGTTGCTGTATTGCCTGACAGCTTTAAGGCATACCAGCAGCAGGCACACATCGCTGCCTTTAAGCTCGTGGCCCGTAAGAGCATTAAACGCATCAGCAGCCGCTTTAAAGCTGCGCTCGCCTGTACCGCTGGCATCGTATTGCTTGGCGCGTTCTGATTGCACAGCGGCGCATGCGGATAGTAAATCGGTGGATTTCATCTTGTAATGCTCTCCAGTGTTGCCATTGCTGGCTATTATGTCAATTCTGGTTAGTTTCATTTGTTCAATTCTTTTACGGCGTTAAGTAAATCACTCTGCGTTGCGGCCTTATCGCTTATCACGCGCATGACCCGTTCATCAATACAATCTTTTACTACTAAATGAATAATGCGCACCGGTTTTTCTTGCCCCTGGCGGTGCAATCGCCCGTTAAATTGCTGATAATACTCAAGCGACCAGTTAAGACCGAACCAGATAATCACGCTACCGCCACGTTGCAGGTTTAGCCCGTGACCTGCACTGGCAGGATGCGCCAACAGCATTTTAATTTCGCCGTTGTTCCACCTGGTTATTGTTTCAGGGTCTTTATCAAGCACAACAGCGTCGGAAAAGCGTTTAAGTAATCTCTCTAAATCGCTTTTATAGTTGTACGCCACCAGCAAATTTTCGCTAGGGTTGTCCTCGATAATCTCCGCTATGGCGTCCAGTTTGGCGCTGTGCGTCTCCACGTAGTTTTGTTTATCGTCAACGTAAATCGCGCCGTTACAGAATTGCAGCAGCTTGTTAGCTAGTACCGCAGCGCTTTGCGCGTCAAGCTCATGCCCGTCAATTTCTGCGACTAAATCGGCTTCAAAGTCTTGGTATTGTTTAAGGGTCGCTGGCAAGAGTTGCACTGGCTCAACAAGGTCAAACCTATCTGGCATTTGCAAATAATCCTCTGCGCTCATACTAAGGCTAAACGGTTCGATCAGTTTATGGATTTTATCCTTAGCGCCCTCTCGCGGCGTAAACTTATAACCCATGTAATCTGCTTCAAAAAAGCGTTGCTTGTACGCCGTCATGGTTCGACCAAGCGTAGCGCCCTGGTCAATTAGGTAAACTTGCGCCCATAGATCAAGCAGACCGTTAGGGCTTGGTGTGCCGGTCAGCAGAACAGCGTATTCAGTAAACGGTAGTATTTTCTTCAAGGCTTTAAAGCGTTGGCTGCTGTTGCTTTTAAAGCTGCTGCTTTCGTCAATGACTAAGCAATCAAACGGCCAGTTCTTACCGTAAAAATCAACCAGCCACTTTATATTCTCGCGGTTAATGACGTAAACGTCAGCCGTTGAGCTTAATGCACTAATACGCGACTTCTCCGAGCCTGTGGCAACATTTACGCGCAAGTGTGACAAATGACGCCACTTTTGCGCCTCTTGCTTCCAAACGCTATTGGCAACGCGCAAAGGCGCAACGACTAAAACACGATTGACCGCGAAGCCGTCAATTAAATCAGTGATGGCGGTCAAAGTGCTGACCGACTTACCAAGGCCAAGGTCGAGCAGGCCGAAAACGCGCTTATTATCACAGATAAAACGTACAAATTTTTCTTGGTACGGGTGCAGGTTTTCACGCGATAACATTTAAAAAGCCCTCAAAACTGTCAACGGTGTAAACCGTTGCGCCGTGTGCGATCATGGTATTAATTGTTTTTTGCTGTAGCGGTCTGAGCTGTTCGCCTGGCGCTTTAAACTCGACAAACACAACGCGCCCCGATTTAATAAAAACCCTATCAGGCACGCCGCTTTGATTAGGGCTGACAAATTTATAAACCAGCCAGCCGTTATCCTTAGCCCATTTGCAGCATTTACGCTCTAATAGTGCTTCCCTCATGCGCCCACCTGCTTCAATAGCTCTGCGGCGTCAGTGATGTAACGACCATAATCAATGTCGTTCGGTAGTGCTTCGGGCAACGTCATTAGCGGTCTTGCTCCGTCAGACTTTGGTACTTTGTTGCTGTTCTTGGCGTACTCAATATTCACACCGCTTTCAACTTGCGAAGAGTAATAAAAGCGCACAGCCTTACCTAAGTACTGGCCGCACCAAACTGCTCCGCCAGTCACTTTTCGCACCGTTAAGAATTTGCGCACATCGCGGCAATTTGTGATCGTGTCTTGCAACGGCGTGCTGTTCGCCAGGTACTGCGCGACAGCTTCAAAGATGATTGCACAATCGGGGTTTTTCATCAGACCACCGTTAGCGAATACGCCTTTGCCCTTTACGCTGCCGTCAGTTTTAACGGCTACGTAGTTGTTAACGTCGCGGCTTGCCAACAGTTTATATTCGTTGGTTTCAAGCTCGTAGCTGGTTTCGAGCATCCAGTCAAAAGCGAGGTTTTCCATCAAGTCAATCTGGCTTTCGTGACAGTAAACCACTACGCCGTCAGTGTTCGCGCTGACAACCTTTATACCGTTATTCTCCAGGCTCTCGATAAACATCAAAAGCGCAAGCTGCCCGGTAATTGTGGTTTGTATCATAAGGTCAGGGGCGTAAAGCGCTGACCATTTTGATCCGAGTTTACCAAAACTACCGTTAACGCAGATTTTAAGTGTGTCGGCCGTAACTTTATCGCCTGAGCGCTTGGCGGCAATACGACGATCAACAATAGACTGGTAAACGCGCAAAAACGGTTCACCCATGCTTTTTGGCGCCAAGTTCTGCTGCAGTATGATACTCGGATAATAGCTGGCAACGTCCAGATCAAACAGCCGATAACCGCCACCGGCCTGCACCAGTTGGGACTTTTCGCAAGAGTGAAGCCCACCGATACCCATGTTATAAGTCGTGTTTCCGATAACGATGTTGGTTTTGGCGATACAGTCTGGCAGTTTTACAGCACCGTTAGCGCCAAGCTCAAAAGGCGTATTAAGTAGCATGGCAAACACGCGCTGCAACTGCTCGGTCCGAAAGCTAATAATGCGCGGGTTTAAGTAGTTAAAGCTAACACCATCAGGTAGTTCGGGCTTGCGGTACTCTCTGCCAGTTTGCTTTTTAAGCTCCGACTTAATCACCGTTTCGGCTATCTGCGCATCTGATTTGCTTCGCAGGTCAACGCCGTATTGTGCTGACATATCAACGCGCAAAGCAATCTGCTTTTCTAGCGCTTTATAAAGCGCCCAGGTGGTTCGCAAGTCGTTAACGCAATACTGACGTAACGCTTCGCGCTGCGCTGGCGTTATAGTTGCGTCCGGCTCAATCGGTAAATCTTGAATAGTCGGGCAATGAAGCCTTGCGCCGTAAATCTTCAAGCTGCTTTGACCAGGCGCAACTTCGATAATATCAATGTGATCCCAATCTTTCGGCACTTCAATTTGATGCTTACGCGCAATCTGCCAAGCCGGTAAATTGCTTTTAATTATTTCGTCACACAGCTTTTTAAGCTGAGCATTGTTGTAACCCATTAACGCAGCCGTCAAAATCGGCATATCGAAGTTAATGCCGTTAAACGTCAGAATGGTGTAATGGTTTAAAATTTTACGCAGAGTGTTCTTGTCGAGGTCTTGTCCTTGGTAAAGCTCGAAATGCAAGGTTTTATCGGTTTGCGCATCGTAGAATGATGCTAAGAAGTAATTGCTGTAGATCTCAGTATCGAGTGTGATAATTTTTTTCATTACAGGGGCGTCCTGTTGATAGTTAAAAAGCGCCCCGTAGGGCGCCGATAGTGTAACGGGTATTAGTCAAACATTGAATCGTCATCGCCAAAGGCGTCGAACGCTTCAACAGAGATCCCACCATCACCAAACGGTTCACCATCGCGTGCAAACTGAACACCGTCAAGCTGCGCGTTAACACGTTTACCCCATTGGTTATTCTGAGCCCATAAGCTGACAATGGCGTTAACGTAGCAACCAGCGTAAACCTTGTTATCATCTTCCGTGATGGGTGTCTTGTCGCGGTCAATCACCAGAGGGCGCTTTTTAGTTGACGCTTTAATGGTCATTTTACCGGCGAACTCGTCGCGGCCAGATTCGTCACCGTCTTTCAAACACAGCTTATCAGATGAAACCTTGGATTTGATTTCTTCTTTTTGTAAGCGCAGAATCTCAGCTTCGATTTGCGAGATTACTGTAGCGTGTTCTTTTTTATCCAGAACGAAAGTCGCTTCGTATTTACCGGTACTATCGCCACCGAAAGCGGCGTGCTGGAATAAAGATGGGAAAGACAGACGAACATTTTGCAATTTGATTTTCATAACATTTTACCTTTTCAGTTTTAGGATTTTAGCGTTTTGTCGTTATCGACAGGTTAAGCATAACTTAACCAAATTTATTTAGCAAGCATCAAAATCATTTATTGTTGCACCGATTGCGGGGCGTTTATCATCGGCTGGCGCTAAGGTTGGTTTACCTGCTGGCTTAACGATCAGACCGTCTAAAACGTGCAATTCCTTTTTACCTACCAGCTTTTCGGCCTGTGCAGGGCTTATAAACGTCTTTTTATAAAGCAGGTCGTCAAGGTAAAGTCTGCTCAAAACACCTTGCGCGTGAACTTCATCGGCCCACTGACGCAAGCTGCGCCCCTCAACCAGCTTATAACCTGGGAACGTTTCGCCGTTAAGCAGTTTGGCCGTCACCTGATCTTCAACCGCATCGAGCCATCCAGCAATCAACTTCTTAGCCTCCAGCGCTTGCGCCAACTGCTCATCCGTTAACTGGTCAACAGGCTTTAGCGTTGACGGACTAATGTCGTCAAACTGCACCAGCAAAGTCTGCTCGGTGTAATCTTTTAAAGCTGGGCAAGTCGCTTTGGCTCTGCACCATTGGCACTGCTTTTCGCCTGGATAACGCTTAGCGTTAGGCTTCAAGGCTTCTTCGGCTGCTTGGCTAACCTTAGCGCCAAAGCTCATAAGCGTTTCATGGTCGATCTGCCATTCGCTAATATTGTCTAAACGCGGTTGCACAATAACGCACTGTATTGTTTCAATGTCGCAGATATGACCGTATTCGTTGATCGCACCTAATGCGTAAAGCTGCGCCTGACTGTTATTATCCGCATCGACCTGCACGCCTTTACCATATTTAAGGTCGATAACGTACAGCGTTTTGGTGTGAGTGTTAATGACGATTGCGTCAGCAGTTCCAAAGCCCTCATGCACCCACGGGGAAAAATCCACTTGCACTTCATAGAAGTGTTCGCCGCTTAACTGGCGCACATAATCAACATACATCTGCACGTTTTCAGCCATTTCACCGTCAACAGTGAAGCCCTCGAACGTCATACCCAAACAGGCTGACGGGTGTACGCTATTTACCAAACAATGCTCAGCTAAAGCGTGCGCGGCTGTACCCTCTGCTGCGTACTTTGAACCGGTATCCGTTAAATCTTTGCACGCGGCGACGCTACCAGGGCAGCGCATCCAGCGTTCAGAAGATGAAGCGCCCAGAAGCGCATGAGCAGCCATTACAGCCGCCCCAGTTTTTCAGCGAATGTCGCTAAGTTGTCACCAAGGTCTGAGACTTTCTTAGCGCCGAAGTCGTCAAGTAATGCGCGAATAGCGTTTTTATTGTCCGCAGATTTACGGCTTAACGCTAAGCATTGGTCTTGCACGTCTTTAAACGTTACGGCTTTTACTTCTGGCGTAACAGCAGGTTCAGGTGTAACCTGTTCGCCCTTCGCAATTTCACATTGCGTCACAGGTTCATCTTTTTTTGGCTGAACAGTAGCTGTAACCGGTGTGGTTAAAACAAGTTCAATATTCGCGTTTAGCTTTTCAATTGCGGCCGTCAAGCGGCTGATTTCAGTTTCTAATGACATTTTAGCGGTTTCCTTTTGGGTTTGATTTCGTTATAGCATTAAGTTATGCTTAACAAACTTTAAACCAACAGAGCGAGATATGCAAGATGTTTGATCAAATAGTGGCTTTTTTCGGCAGTCGATCAGAAATGGCCAGACGCCTTAACGTTGACCGGGCGGCAGTGTCGCAGTGGGCTAAAGACGGTTTGCCGCCAGGTCGCGCCATTGAGATTGAGCAGATAAGTGGTGGCGAGTTTAAGGCCGTCAACATTGTGGGGGCAAAAGATGATGAGTGAAAAAGTTATATTTCCGCTTAACGATAAAAAAGCCCCCGCCGTCCCACAAGGTACTGACTGGCGCGACTACCACGGGGAAGCATCAACAGACCTGATCGGCTTGATGATACCCGCTGGCGTTATCGTTTTAGATGTTGACGAGTATAAAGGCGCAACGATTGAGCAAGTGGAACAGGCGCTTGGCTGCAAACTCGATTGGGGTAACGCCGAACTGCAGCGCACCATGCGCGGCGGTCGTCATTTTGTTTTTCGCGTACCAAAAGGCGCAGAGCTTTTAAACGGTCAGGACGTTTTAGGTGTCAGCGGGTTTGATACCCGGTCGAGCCTAAAAGGTTACATCGCAACCGGTAAAGGTTACACCAACCTGACTTTTTTAGATTCGGTTGTTGACGCATTGCACGACCTTGATTTTTGGCCCGAACTACCGAGCATGGCGCTAGACAAGCTCAAAAGCAGCGCTGTAACGGTTGGTGATGATTTGGAAATGGTTTTGGCTGAACAGCCGCTAGAGCTTAGCGACGAAGAAATTAATTTCTATATGTCACAGCTACCTGATAGCTGTGCGGAAGACGGGGGATTATGGCTTAAAGTGGGTATGGCGCTTTATCATCAGTTTAGTGGCAGCGATGCAGGTTGGCAGTTGTTTGACGAGTTTAGCAAGCGCTGCGAAGAAAAGTACGACGCTCGGACGAATCGCAAGCGTTGGGATTCTTTCGGTAAAAATAAACGCGCTAGGCCTGTGACGTTCGCAAGCGTTATAGAGTTGGCGGGCGGTCGTTCGCTTGAGGTTGCGTCATCCTTGCTTGACGACCTGATCAGCGAAGCAAAAGCCGTTGCGGATTTAGGTGATTATAACCGCATCAAGACTAAAGTTAAAAAGCTAAACGAAAAAGAGTTAGGTACCGACTTTCGCGGGATGGTCGCGGCAGAGTTGGCGGCAGGATTCGGTAAGCATAACGGCATAACAAAGACTGAGATCAAGAAAGCACTGATGCCCGTTAAAAAAGAAAAACGGCTTGACGCTGAGGACGTTTCGCCGTTTTGGTTAGATGGTTGGGTGTACGTGGAAATGACTTGCGAGTTTGCCAACACACAGCTTAATTATGCCATAAAACGTGAAGCATTTAACGCAAAATTTGACCGTGAACCCGAATGTGTTTTGGCTGAAAAGTCAGCGGCGCAAATGGCGTTACAAGTTTATAAAATCCCCACCGTAGTTGATAAGATGTTTTGGCCTGGCGTCGAAATGATTTTCGAGCATGACGGTAAGCTGATGCTAAATAGCTATTATGTATCGGGCGTTGCACCAGCAGAAGAAATAGACCTTGATGGCGAAATGGCTATTTCGGCTTTTTTAAAGCACGTTGAGTTTACTTTAGAAGATAAGCGCGAGCAGGAGATTTTATTAGATTGGTTAGCGTTTATCATTCAAAACCCAGGGCAACGTGTGAATTGGGCGCTTTTGCTTCAAGGGGCGCAAGGTACGGGAAAAAGCTATTTCGTTAAGTTGTTACAATACATTTTGGGCGAACACGTTAGGAACTTAGACCCTACTGCTATTTCTGGACGATTCACAGGTTGGGCGCATGGCGCTATCGTTGTTGCGGTTGAGGAAATACGCATAAGCGGTACCAATAAATATGAAGTGTTAGACCGCATGAAGCCGTTTATCAGTAACGACACTGTGCAGATTGAAGAAAAAGGACGAGATCACCGTACCGTCCCAAACTTTACCAGTTACTTATTACTCACTAACCATAAGGACGCCATACCGTTAACCAGCGGAGATAGGCGTTATTGTGTGATGTTTTCTCGCGTGCAGACAGAGCAGCAGTTGTTTGCTGAATTAGGTGGTGAGGATGGCGCGGAGCGTTATTTTAGCCAACTGTTTGACATGACAAGGGATAACGCCGATGCGCTGGCGCGTTGGTTTTTAGACCGTAAGATAAATCCTGAGTTTAAACCAAAAGGGCGAGCGCCCGAAACGTCAGCGCGTCAAATGATGATGTCAATAGCTACTTCGCCCGAACGCTTGGCGATTGAGGACGCGATAGAAAAACATCATTGCGAAGTCATTAACGCTAATATTTTAGACGTAACTTGGTTGAATAAACTATGCGAATTGGAAGGCGAAGAACTGCCAAAAACTAGAGCGATGACAGCCATATTGTTAGAAATGGGTTACGAGCAAATACCAGGAAGACGCTTAAAAATATCGTCAAAAAATGCTTATCATTACGTTTGGATTAGGGCGCAAAGCGTTGTTGATGATTGCGCCCTTGCGGTTAGATGCTTTCACGAGGGTGTAGCACCGTTTTAAAGTCGATAGCGATTTACGACCAAAAGGGCGCAATGATTGCGCCCTTTTTACTATTGCGCCCTTTATTGCGCCCTTAGCTAAACTATTGTTTTTATTATCTTATTTTAATAAAAGGGCGCAATATACTAATAAAATAAAAAAACTGGTTAGAGTGGATAAAGTTTATTTTTAGTAGATAAAAAAATTTTAATAGGTAGTAGTAGCTATACAAGAAACTTTGCGCCCTTGAGCCCTTTTGCGCCCTTGCAGCTTTGCTACAACTGGTCAGAGCAGTGTTTATCACTTTTGGCGCTATACTCGCTTTACCAACTGGAGGATTAAACATGAACATATACCGATGCTCGTTCTACTCAAAAATTTACGATGCCGAAGCTGACAGCGATATTGGCGTTGAGGTGAACATTCTTAACTCAGATATGCATATTGCCGTGTTTCCTGAATCTGGCGGAGATTGTATTTTAAACACGCTTGATGGCTCAACGCAGCAGCGGCTGATTGATGAGGCGCATGATCATTTTTGGGGATATTACGAGGATTGAACATGAACGAACTACAACAACTATCCGCAGCACTAGCAGAACACGCTGACCGGCTTGAGCGAGCAGTTGGCGTACCGTATGAAACGTGCGTGCGGCTAACCAATATCGCTGAGCGAGTTGAAGAGATTGCGCATGATGCGCAGATGGAGATTGATGGGTTGAGGGCGCAGGTTGAGTTGCTAAAACCGCTTGCAAGACGATGTTTGTGGGGCGCTGTTAATTGGAACGATCATAATTTTGAG